AGGTCAGTCCAGACACAATTGGTCAAGACATCCACAGATGTAGGAATCACACCTTGGGTTTGCTCAAGGGCCAAGCCCTGAACAAGTAATCCACCAGTCGCATCCGTAGGCACAACAGAAGACGGAGCAGCACCACCGGAAAGCAATGATGCGGACATTCTATATCATTGCTTAACATTATTTATGGAACCCGAAATCAATCTACATAAGCCGGGCAGAAAGGCCGCTCTTGCCACGGCCAGAGTTACCGCCGCCTGATGCGCCGCCCGTCTTTCCGCATCCAGCCATCCCCGCCGAAGGCCCCGCACCCGTTGTCATACCCTTCATGTGGTGCGCCACGTTGCCAAGGCTCCTGAAGGAACGACCCGCACCGACCAAGCGATCCAGCTCGGTACGCGTCACCATTGAGGCCATCGGGGCCGAGATGATGTCCTGCTCAGAAAGCACACCCTTGATGATACGACTGGAGCCGCGGATGGACTCAAAGAAGCCACTGTTCGCCGTGATAACGTAGAGCGACGGCTGCTGCGCGACCAGAGTGTTGTTCCTGACGGTAATGGAGAACTGGAGCGAAAAGTTACCTACGAGGGACGGGGCCTGTCCTGACTGGAGGGTAATGTCCGTAGAGGGCTTGAGAACAAGAATGCCGCCGTTGAGGGCGACCGTCTGGCCCTGAGTGCGGTTGGCCGCGTAGAAGGGGGCCGTCGCGGGGGTACTCCAAGAGGCCGCAGAAGACTTGCCCTGCCCGATCCAATTCGCATAGTCCATCTCAAGACCGTTGTGGATGGACATCTGGTAGAGCTGCTCGGTCGTAACAGAGCTGAGTAGCCCCGAAAAGTTGTCAAAGTTAAAATTTACTGGGTTCGCGATATTGTCGGCCGCCCGGGTGGCAAGGGGCAAATAAAAATCGCCGTCGCAAGGATTGACGACCGACGGCTTGACGTAGATGATGAGCAGATCGGGGATCTGGGGCAGGGTAATCGTCTGGGACTGAATCTGGCCGGTCTGCCCGGGGTTGATCGCCTGACCGTTTGATGCGCCCTGCGTAATGTAACGGGGAAACTCCATATACGGCACAACCGACTTGGGCGGCAGCGGCACATCCAAACTTGGAGTTAAAAAAGTTACGTTCAGAAAAGAGTTCTGAAAGACGGATGCCGCACCGATGACCGTGTTGTAGGTGGCGGGGCCGACAAACACACCCGCACGGGAGCAGGATCGGATGAGAGAGGCCGGGCTGGACTTGAAATTCATAATAATTTGTATGTTATTTAAGCCAAAAAGGCCAGTTTCCCACTCATGTTCGTCGGAGAAGATAAAGGGAGAAAGGCAAATGGGTTCCGTGGTGCGCCACTGGACGAAGAGCGTGTAGCTCTGAACACCACCGACTACCGCAGGGGCCAGAGCGGGATCATAGACGGGAACACCGTTGAGGAGACCGTAGGTCGCACCCGCAAAGGCCGGTGTGCCGGGTGCCGTGGAGCCACTAAGAATTACTCCTGCGCCAGTCGTAAAGAAAAGGTTGGGGAAGGCACCGTTGGGGACATTGTCATAATCCGTGGAGTCATTGTAGGCACCGATGGGGTTGTTGAGGGTACCGTAGGCATCATCGTAGGACTGGTACTTGTCCAGCATCGTGGGGGCCGTGCGGATCAGGCGATTTTTCTTGTAGTCCGTGAGACGCAGAATAGGGTTCAAAACGTCCTGAGAATTAATAACACTTGTAGTGTCATTTATAGTGGCCGAAATTGTTGAGCAAAGCTGGTTTAGCGGGAGGGCGGCAAGGGCAAAGTCACGGCCGGGAACGGCGATGGGCTGACCATAGACCTGACCCGGCGGGGCCAAGACGGCCACGGGCAGGGCCATATTCACCGTAGAGGACCAGAGAAGCTTTCTATCCACGAACACGTTTTCGGACGGAACATACACGTTATAGGTGTGCTGGGAGGACGAGGCCGCGATGGCTGCGAAAGGAGCGTTTGTCACGGAAAGGGCGCCTTTTTCCACGGCGTACTTCGGCCGGGACTGGACGATGCGGGGGTCCATTACAGTCAGCTTCTCAATGTCGGAACTCATCGTATAACTATTGTTGAGGTTATTTTCGGGACAGAAATACTAATCTATTTCCCGCCCTTGTGCTTCTTGCGAAACAGACACTTGACTGACACCGAGGACAAGTTATACATGTTAATAGGGTAGAGGTTCCCATCCAGCCTATGCTTCCAAAACACCTGAATGTCAATGTTACGGATCTCCTGCTTTGAGCTGCCGAAATCGGTCATACGGTATTCGGCGACGGGCGAATAGTAGGTGAATTGACGGTAGGCCTCAGGCCCCGCCGTACTTGTGTCCAAGGCAATGTCCGTAATGATAGGCTGGAAGGCCGAAAGGCTCGTCGGGGCCGAATCGCCCAAGTTGCCCGTACCAAGGACGTTGGGCTGCCCCGTGGCCTCATACCTGATCGGAATGAGGGTCGTTGTGAAGACAATAGAGGCGATCGGAGACCATAGGGAGCCGGTACTCTGGTAGTCCTGCTCTTGCCGATAATAGACCTTCTGACTGGCAATCGGCACCACACCAAGGGGCGGCACACCCGCATAGGGTGCCAACCGGTAATCCACTATGTTCTGATAAAAGTTGTTGTAGAAGAGAATCTCGTAGGTGTAGCCGAACGGGACAGGATTCGGAAAAAGCTCTTGTGTGAGGTTCGTGGTGTTCCAGTAGTCCGAATAGAAGTTGTTGAGGAGACCGTAGAGATTCGTGTTGAAGAAAAGTCGCATCTTTGGCTGGGTCTGAGGAGAGGCCACCCCTGCGACGTAGGGAACGGCCGTGAAATTCGTGATCCGGGTGCCAAAGCCATCCGAATCTGCGAAAATGCTGAAGAGACGGCTCTTGTTATCGTAGGTCAGCTGCGGCTCATTGACATAGGCCTTGAAGTTGGCGTAGGTCGGGAAGGGAAACGGATCGGTGAGACCGGCCGTGGCCGCCCACTGAGCCGCGAACTGTGTGTAGAGAAGCGTGTAGGCCGTCTCCACCTGCGTCTGAAACATAGAAACGAAATGCGTAAATGTATTGACGTAGTAATAGTCGGTGGTAATATCCTGCTGCCTGAGGGGAGGTGCGGGGACGGGAGCCACGAAGGTGTTGTAGTTCTCAGGCAGGAAATCCATATGCGTAGGGTTCGGCGTGATGGCGAATGCGATGGGACCCAGAACAGTGTTCCACGTCTGCTGATACGTAATGGCCAATTTGTAGGTCGTCTTATTTACATCCGTCTGACCCAGTTCAATCGTGGGAATCAGGATAGGCAGATCCAGTCCCGGCCCGTTCATCGTGAAGCGAACGATCGTGAAATCATATTTGGAGGTGTCCGATACCAGTGCCGTATCACGAGTCTCGTTAAAACGAATCTGTGGATCCGGTGGCACGTTTCCTGCTACTCCCAGCGTATCGGCTGACGTATTGTTGATGATGTCGGCGTTGAAGTAGATGTAGTCCGGAAAGCCGTCATCGCCCATCCCTTCATTTACCACATTGGACCTACGGGTGAATGACATTCTATACTACTCGCCGATATTTATTTTCTTAGCTTATTGAACGTCTGCTCTACCACGAACTCATCAGGTGTCTTGCCCGTCTCCTCAATCATCGCATTGTACTGATCAATATCCTTGTTGTCGTACATGAGTCGGACGGCTGAGTGACGGCCGCACGTGGCCACGTTGGGACTCTCCCGCTGAAAGTCGTGCGTGTTGTAATAGACGGGCAGACCAGTGGCTCGGAGAAGTCGTGTCAGGTCGGGACGCTCAATATCATATTCCTCCAAACGGTTCCTTCCGAGGCCCTTTTTCTGAGTCTCAGGCTTGTCCCCGTAGGGATCAAAGAACTCTATCATTTTGGGCCGCTTGAACAGTGCCGTCCAGTGACCACTCGTCGGGCCATTATTGGGGAACAGAAGAATCGCACGACCTCGCTTATCAAACAGTTCATTTGCGTCTTTGAGATCCTTTAATTGTGGATAATTCCATATCTTGATGCCTCGGCCGAGCAGACGGCGAATATCGCCGTCGCTTAACGCATATCGTTGCGCCTCTTCCATTCTATCCTTCCAAAATATTTTATCTTCCCATTAGAAAGAGATGGCGGTCCCCTACGCAAATTGGACTGCTTACAACCAATATCAGGTTGGTGATGTCGTAAATTATAGCGCATTCGCGTACGTAGCCCAGCAGGTTTCATTCGGTGTGCCACCCTTTCCGGTGAATCCAGCGTGGGTTCTGCTCACCAGCATCGGTTCCGTGAATGGCATTCAGACAATATCCCAGTCGGGTAACTCCTTCAGCCTCAACAAGGGCGGGGGGTCTGCGAATGTGGCGACAACGACTACAGTCGCTGCCACGGCGCAGAAAACGACGGCTCAGAATTACAATGACGGCGGCGGCGCGGGGCTTGAAATTACGGACTTTGAATCTGATGTCTTTGTTGGGAATCTTGGTGGTACTCCTCGTAATTTGACCGTGAATGGCTATGCGGAACTTTACCAGATCCGTGATTCGGTGGGGGCCGTAGGAGCCGTCGGGGAAGTGTTGGGCATTGACCCTGCGGGAGCCGCGGGAGCGCTACTCTGGCAAGTGGGTGGCGGGGGCGGGGGTGGATACGTCGGCTACGGGACATTTACATACAATAGCTCGGTGCCTCCTTTTCCCACTGGCACTTGGTTCCTATCTGGCAACACCCTCTACATACAAGACGATCCTGCGCAGCAGACCTTTCTGAACGCGCTAACGCAGATGATTGATGCGCAAGGCACGGCCTCCCTCACCATTTGGCAGTCTTCAAGCGTTAATCTCTTCT